AGCTCCGCAGTCAAAGATTTCCCTGCCTGACGATAGCCCAAAAGCACCAACCACTTTGTCTGGCCATCTGCAGTCCTTGGCGGATTCGAATAGTATGACAAAAGCGTAGACTGTAGGCGATTTGTAATTTTGTAAGGGTCAAAATTTACCGCACGACCCGTAGACTGGTCCTGTATCTGCCCATATGCTCTAAGCATTGCGCTCGGAGTCGGGTTTGCTTTAGGCTTATTCGTTGACCGCTTCGGCATATTCCGCCTCTATAGTAGTGTATGAGGCAGAAACCTCGTCATCTTGGACAGTAGTCAATGCATCAAGCAGCTCTACGTATGTCTCGCCAGAGTTCATTGCCGAGGCTTCTTTCGCCGCGAAAGATGCAAGCATAACTTCCGCCCATCTTACTGCTGCATCTGCAGCAACAGGTGGAATATTGCCACACAAAACCTGCACCATTACTTTTTGGGAAAACGTGATGACATCTTCATACGTTTCTATCGACACATCGCTAAATACAATGGCCATTTTATTACGAGCTTCCTCTGGAACACGCTCCAACCACTCAATATACTCGTCTGGCTCAAATTTACTGCGTCCCATTAGTCGTCCTCGTAAAATGTTTTGATAGCAGGAACCTTCGATGGCCCATCGAGATCCATCAACTTGCCTGCTTTTGCCATCTTTCTGGCTGCACCAGCAGGACCGCGGCTAGAATAATCCCGGCTCCCAAGGGCAATACGGGCTTGCTCGCCCATTTTTTGTATCGCCCTTTTCTCTACTGCCCTAGTAGCCGCATCCATGCCATATGGACTGCCTTTTACTTCGCCTGCCTTGTATCTCTTCATAAAGTCTGCAGGAATATCCTTAATCGCATCGCCAAAAACACTAGAATCATTGTAGTTTTTCTTTACAGGACGAGAACGCTGCTGTCGAACAGGCTTATTTTGACGGTCTCTTTTATTATACTCGCGGATTTGCTCACGCTGCGCGTCACTTGGCTTGCCAGCAATCCTCATGATGTTTTTTGTGGTCTCGCCCACGCCCAAAATGTTTCTTAAGATATCAAGAACTGCCATAAATCACCTCGGCTCACAGATAATAACATGTTTATGTATAGGCCTGTGCTCAATGCGCTTGGGAGTCATGCTCGATTCCACACCATACTTAAATACAATAGACTGCATTGCCTTGTCTACGTCCCTTTTCTTAAGGCCCAGGGGGTTGTTCTGAATGTCCTTCATAAATCTAGTCCTCATTTCTCTAGATTCACCCTGCAGTGCAATGTTCGTAATCTGAGAAAAGTCCAAATTCATTGCCCATAGCTTGAACTGGGGAATAGACATCAACTTTTTTGCCCCAGATTGCATGTGGGACACTACCGCACGCTCGTTTACACCAGATATCTTAGACATCTCCCATACCGTAAGACCACAACAAAACGAAATCAACGCAGATACATCATGCCCATACCACACAGGGTTCTCTCTTTTGTACGGAAAACAAAAAGGAACCGCATTTGCTACCTCCCATGGCTCAGGAACATAGGCACCAAACATAACTTCTACCTCTTCTGGCCAATACGAAGGCGCTCGTAGAGCTCGAGGAGACGATAACCAGTGCTTTGCATACTCCGTTCCCTCAACCCATCGCCATAACGACTCACTAGGAGGGGAACGAGGACCAATATAACGCCAGTGATACTCCTCACTGTAGTGCTCAGATAGAGTCACAAGCAACTTTCTACCATTGCCCGGTATATCTACCTCGTTGTGACCACCCTTCTCATGAAGAAGCATGTGCCATAACGGATCTAAAGTGCGCTCCCGCAACTTGTTTGGGGTGGCCAGTGAACCAAGACATCTTCCTGTGTCGTAAAACATGGTGCGAATTTAGTTCAATTGTTGGGTTTTGTAAATATTGTATTTTGAAAAAATGGGTCTCGGGTTTGAGAGGGGGTACTATATTATAATGGTGTGATGGTGAGGGGCGATGCCCCCAAATCACGCCGGGTCCTGGATGAGGTATGTCGATTTTGCCCAATTGGCTCGGTGTGGCGCGTTTGCATATGCCTGTATTTTGCGCGATCCTTGGACGAA